CCGGCCATGGCCATGTAATCTCCGACCAGCTTGTCCAAGGCCGCCTGGCTTACGCCGTATTCCTGCGCCCAGCCCAGGACCGTAGTCCGTAGCGGGTCGTCGTCTGGCGTGTCACCAAAGGCACTTGTATCGTACTTGCCATCTGCCGGCGCCTTGTGTTTGCCCTGGCTGATCTGTTTGCGCAGATCCATCCATGACTTAGCGATTCCCTCCAGATCTGGGGACGAATCGTCCTTTTTCCAGAAGTTTTCTGGCCACCAGTCGGGACGCTCTAACGGCTCGTCGTCATCCTCCTTAGGTGCCAGATGTTCCATCTGACTGCTAGTTGTATCTTCCCGCTGGCCTTCCTCGGCTATTGTTGCACCGTCGAGTAGGCCAGGTTCTTGGCTTTCGCCTTGAGCGCTGGGCTCTTGTGCTTGGGTTTCCATTACGGGTTCCTTGCTTTGATTAGCCGCATCATAAGATCCCGAATCACGCTGTTTTGACCTTCACGGTAATAGGCGTAGCTCGCATCAGAGCCCGGCACGGCAACGGGCTGATCTAGGTAAGCTGAGTCCAGCCACTTCAAAAGTTTCTGGCCTTCTTCTGAGCCAAGGACACGAAGGCAGAGCTTATTCAAGTCATCTGCCTTGGTCATGGCGTCGCGGTTGTCTAGCTGTACTGCCTCCAGGTCATCCCATCCTCCTGCCATTAGGCGGCACCTCCGACTACCTGGGCGGCCATTTCAGGATTGGCCTCGGCTAACTGGGTGGCCATCTGGTCAGCTTCCTGTTTCATAAGGTCACGCTCTTCCGGGCTAGTCCGTAGGCGCTGCGGGATTCCCAGCTTCTCAGCAATGTAATCCAACATCTCGCCGGTCTTGACTGCCATCTGGCCTTCCGGCCCAGCCTGAGCTGCGATCTGAGCGTATTGCAGGATGTTGTTGACCTCTTCCATGCTCTGAGCCATGGCAAGCGGAGCCACGGCCGAGACACGGACCTCAAGACCGTTGACGCGCAAAGGCAGATCAATCAAGCCGCGGTCGTCCATGACTTGCAGGATCTTGGATACCAGCGGAATCATGGTCTCGTTAATCAGGCGACCAAACGCAGAACCTAAATTCTGCGCAAGTTCCTTCATGCGTTCAACGACCTCTGTCGCAGAGCGCGCAGACATATTGTCTGGAGGGAGGCTTTCGTCGAGTAGAATCCGTTTGATATTCTGCCGTAGATCGTTGATGACGATTTGCGATACGTTGAAATCACCAGAACGCGGCAGAGCTCTGAGCGATTCGCCCTGCGGGCCCCCGTTACGAGCGACCGGAATAATCGCTCCCGGGACAATTTTGATCGTGTTGGGATTAAGTACCCCGTCGTCCGCCGCTGTGTAGACACCAGCAATAGCAAGGCTGGCGTTTTTAAGTAGTAGCTCAAGGGTCTTGTTAAGCGTCTTGACATCAGGAAGCGCGGTAATAAGCGGCCCTCGTCCATAGATTTCTCCTGCTACTTTCATGTAGCGCGACACCACCCAAGGACTGATCTTCATTTTGCGGAAGACAATCTCGGTCTTGGATTCCTTGTGGATCACATAGTACGAATAGTCGCCACGCTTGTTATCAAAAATCGTAGCCTCGATGAGCTCGACGTCCTCGGTCGGCTTATCCTTGACTAGGCGAGCCAGCGTGCCTTCGATGTTGGCGTCCGGCCATTGGCGCTGCACGGCCTCAGCCTTAATCCGCATCCGGCGATAGACGTTATCCACCTGGCCATTGGCGCCTTCTTCAAACGCCACCAAGTATTGCGGCACCGGGATAAAGTTAATTGGGTTTAGGTCATCGCCAGGCTGAACCATCATAACGGCTGTGCCGACAGACAAGTCCAGCAGGAACTCGCCCATAGCGATGTCAAAGTTTGACTGCTTTAGCGTGGCAAAAAGCTTTTCGTTATAAACGTCCAGAGCTGCCTGAGCCTCGGCTTTGCGGTCATCAGGAATGTCCGGACCCGGCTCTAGGCGGCACCACTTGCGCTGCGGCGGAAAGATTCCGGATTGCAGGCGATTTGCAAAACGCTGGACAGAATTGATTGCGGTCGAGTCAAAGACCCGATTCATTTTCTTGGCGCCGCCTACCTTGCCTTCCCAGTAGCCGTCGTACAGATTTCGTTGCGGGAGCGCAAACTCATAGGCGTCTTCGTACAGATCGCGGAAGTCATCTTTCTTCCGCAATGCAAGGTCATGCCGCTTGAGGACGTCCTCAGCCTTTAGTCTTTCTGCCATTGCTAGTCCTTTTTGTGCTTTGCTGCAAAGGAGCGCGCCGCTTCTTTGCTACCGAAACCCCAGGCTTTGAGGGCGAGTTTGAGGCGGGTGGGTCTTCCTTTTTCGTCCGTGAGCGGCCCAGCCATGCCGCCAAACCGCGCAGCAAAGCTAACACGCCGCGGGTTCGTTCCAGACTTAACTGGCTCCCTGAGATTTCCACCTTCCTTGCTTTCGAAGTGCCGTCTGCCCGCTTCATTTAATCCCCCTTCCGGGTTTTGATATTTTTTCTGAACCATTATTCGTACCAATCCAAAACTAGCTCTGCTTCTTGCGACTGTGAATTTACGTTGGTTAATCTAAAAAGATAAGTAGTCAAAGGTTTTAAAACAAACTCGGCAGTAAAACCCTCGCCACCAGTACCAGTACCTCCAGCACCGCTGGCAACAAACTCCCCAAAGATTTCCGTTCCAAGAGAAGTTACGGTTGGAGTATGTACGGCTGCGGCAACGCTGGTTGTTGTAAGCACTCTATTTCGGCGGTGAACTGTTAAGGCAGTACCGCCAGATGTGGTTGGAGCTTCGTAAATATAAAACTCTGATGCCCCGCCGCTTTGATATGTAAACACACAATGCGGGGCATACCCAGCTGGCCAAGCAAGTGCTATATCCAAATTTCCGTTGACCGATAAAGGAGAGCTCTTTGTAAATGTTTTGTAAACGTAAAACGCCCTGCCCTCATGCAGGCGCAAATGGTTTACGTCGATCATTGGAAACGGCTTGTCTGACGATGTCAGAAAGCTGTTGCCATCCTTGTCAATATAGGTAGGTACGACAAACCTTGCCTTAGTCGTATCTGATTCGCGCTGTACCTGTACGGCCATTACGTTGAGCTGCCCTTAATTATTAAACAGTTTCCGTAGACCACCGGGATCTGTTGCAGATTCATAACCCTTGTCGCTTCGGCCAAAGCCCTCTCGCACTCAAGCGGTCTTAGCGTTTCCTTGTACCAAAACCGACAGTCATCTTCAGACACACAGAAGAAGATGACAGCCAGCCAGATCATTTTTTATTCTTCATGGCTGTTTTGGCAGCCTGCTTAAAAGCCTCTTCGGTCGGCGCTCCCTTGGAACCAGGCTTGCGCATCTTCTCGCCAGAGCCCTCAGCTATGCGCTCACGCTTTTTGTGGATGTTGGCGTAAAGACCGGGCTTCATTTGTACCCGCCTGCCTTACGGCCTTGGGACATGGCAATTGCTACGGCTTGCTCGCGGCTTTTGACAACCGGACCACCCTTGCCGGAGTGCAAGGTTCCAGCCTTGTACTCGCGCATCACCTTTTCAACCTTCTTTTGCATCTTGTCTTTATTCGGCATGATGTTTCCTTACATTGGTCCTGAGCCAAGGGTGGACTGTCCGACACCCTCTTCTGGGTTTAAGCGAGTCTCTGACAGTAAGGCGCGGGCCCCGCGACGCGCACGGCGGCGGGAGGCTTTGTCCATTTCATCTACACCGGGAACATCAATTCCTGGTCTTGCCGCTGGTTGCGGGGCTTCTGGAATTTGTGCTCCTCCAGTTTGAGCGACCTTTTTTACAATCCCAAGTTGTTGGCCGGCCTTTTCAACCGCCCTTGTTACGCCACCCATTACGCTGTCCTTTCTTGCTCTGTTGCGCCAAAAGTCTGAATTCCCATTTCGGGAGCTACGCGAGCTGCGGATAGCAACATCCGCGATCCGCCGCGTTGCATTGCCCGCCGTCTGGCTGTCTTAGCTTCCAAGATATCTGCACGTTCTTGCTGGGCTTCTTCGCGTACCCTAGCGTTTTCTTGGCGCTGCATTTCAAGCTGTTGCTCGGCAGCCCGGTTATCTGGCTTTTTGAATAATCCGCCCATCTATACCCTCGACATGAGTAAGTAATCCACACCGTCTGGGCCGTACTTGCGCATGACCGCTTCCTGCTGAAAGCCTATGGCCAATGCCCACTTCTCTGCCCGCTTATCCGTAGTTCTAATGGTTAATTGGATGCGATGCAATCCCATAGATATCGCGGCGATATCCATTACCTTCATGCCAATCCTAGTAAGGGTCATCGGTATGGATCTGACCTTATCGTCTGGCACAAGCCAAGTTTCTGCCACGCCAGACCATATGGATACAAACCCGAATATGGCCACCGGCTGTAAGTTTAGGAAAGCCGTGACCGCAGGACCCATTTGTGACTGCGTGGTCAGTAAATGCTCAACCTCTTCTGGCTTTGCCGCCACCAGCACTTCCTCGGACTTGACCTCAATGCGCCGGACATGAGCCGGCGAGAACGGCATGAAAAACAAACCGCGGCGCTTATTGGCCTGGTTTAGCTTTTCAGCGAGAACCGAAGACGTCAAAGTCGGCATTGACTACCGTCTGGGCGACCATGGTGTTGGCTGACAGTCCGCTCTTGGTCATGCGCTTGTGCTCGCCACCGCCAAGCAACAGGTAGCCAAAGGCGTCGCCAACGTGCGAGTGCTCGTTCTTATTTGGTGCATCGCGGAATCTTTCCTGCCCGGCACCGACTGAGATACGCTTAAAATGATACCCGCCGGCCAGCGCCTTCCGGAGGAGCTTGCATTGCCTATCGACAATCAAACCAGGCTTGCCATTGATTAGGCGCTGCATGGGGGCGGCAGACGCCTCCCGTCTGACCTTGAAGTCGTTGCTGTGCGTAGGCTGGGCTCGTAGCCCCAGGGTGCGCAGATGGTCAAAGGCGGTTACTTCGTAAATGGCATCCCGCTGCATACCGGCCGGGTCGCCCCAGAGCATGATCTGAGCCTTTGGGAACCTGGCATTGAGCTCTGCCAATAGCTGCTGGCCAAACCGCTCTAGGCCCATGTCAAAGGTGACAATCTCATGCAGGATGACCCAGCGGCCGTTGTTTAGCCTTTGGCCTATAACCGCAGCCGGCGTCAGTCCAAAGTCTAGGCCGACCTGGATCGGAAGTGTAACGTCATACGTTACATCGTCCACCATCATGCTGTCGTCATACTCCGGCCAAACCGGGCGCCCTTCTTGGACGTAGGTGTATTTGCCCTCGGCATAGCATCTGATCCAGTCCAGATTCTTGCCCATGAGCATCTGCTGGTAATAGCCGGCAGGAAGGTTGTCGATGTTCTCGGCTTTGGGGTTTAGCTTCCACCATTTGCCAGAGGCAAAGATATGGTCATTGGCTTCTGGGTTATCGGGCAGCTCCTCGCCGCTGACTTCCATGATTCCGCCCGGCTGCTTGAAAAACTGCCAGCCATATTGGCCACCCATCTTTTCTTTTTCGGCTAGGCGAAACCACCAATGGTCGTCATCCATTGGGTTTGTGTCCATCCAGATACCGTGCCAAGATGCGCCACCGTCACGCTTAGTCGGATAGCGGCCAACCCGGTGAGTCAGTCCGTCAATCACAGCCTTTGGGAGTTCCCTTGCCTCGTTTACCCATGCTCCTGTCAGCTCTAGCGACAATAGTTTTCTTACGTCTTTTGGCTGGTCTAGTGCTAGGAATATAACCTCCATGTCGATCCCGGCGGCATCCCCGCGGGACGGCAGGCGGATGTGATGCGTAATCGGCGGCGTCCATAGCATTGGGCCAAAAGTATTCTCTGGGAATAAGTCCAACCACGTTTTAATCGTCGTGGTCTTTAGCATCGGATACGAGTTCCGTACTACCGCCCAGCGAGAGTATCGTATGCCGTCAATAGGACTAGGCTTTTGGCTTACAGCCTTCATCATAATCTTAGCTGCGCAGGCATAGGACTTACCGGAGCCGACCGGACCCATTAGCCCTTGCACAAAGGCGTTGGACTCAATAAATCTATAAACCTCTGGCGACTTGCTGAAGTTTAGATTCAGTCCGGTTACGGGTAATTCCTTTGCGCTTTTTTCTTTGGTCTTGGCCATTTAATCTCCGCAGAAACAGGCAATTGTTTCTTCTTGCGGGTCAAATATATTTTTTTGTTCTTGTGAGTATTTCAACATTTCCGCATAACCTGGCCTATCTTTTCTAAATCTTGCGCCATTTGGGGTTGATGATAATGCCGTTGATTCCATTTTCGCCCACCATACAGCGCGCTCTGGCTTTTCTTGGATTAAGCTCATAATTTGATGAGCCCCTTTGAGATAACAAAGATCGCAATTGCCGTGCATTGTTACTCCGTTCATATTTGGCAA